CCCAATGTGGTTTTCCGTTCACCCGCATAGTTGTAACGTTCAACGCCGCCTGCCGATCAGTATGCTCATAAGCCAACGAGTGTTCCTCCCATACATAGAGCACAGCAGCTTCCGTCTCCTTCACGCAGTCAGGATTGATGCAGTATATGCGCTTGGATGGAACGAACTTCTCAAAGAACTCCTGCAACCGCGCTTGTGCGACTGAAAATGAAACGTTGTCGCTCGAATTAATGCTTGACAAATCGCAGATGCTGCTTGCCATAGTGCTTGCGCTCTTTGTTCTTTGATTGCTTTGCTCGATGTGTGGGGGCTATTAATAAATGCTGAAAAAAAAGAATTCAATTTTTAAAAAACATAACAACAATTGTTTATTTGTCTTTATGTCCTTTATTAATCATAATAAATTCTAAAACATGTAGTGGATATTTATCTTCATTCATTTCTGACCAGCAATGATGAGCAAAATCAAAACGTATATGTGATTGTATTTTCTTAAAAGCATTAACTGCTTCAGCACGAGCTAGAGCTTCCATATTTACTAAATGGTCTTCAACTTCTTGTGTATAAATAATGTTTATTGCTGCTTTAAAACTTGAATATGCTGTAGTGCCATCGACATTATACCCAGTAGGAGCTTCAAATTTAGCTTTTAGCTGTTTAGTGTGGTCTTCATTATTTCCCCAACATGATAGCTTACGTAAGCTACCTCTATTATAGTTAATCATAGTAATATATGCTTCTTTCCATTTTTCAACAGCTTTATAAGCACGTTCTTTATATACTTCTTGTAATGCCAATCCTCTTTCTTTTGCTCGATAATTGGCAAGTAAAATTTCTTCTTCATCTTCTTCATCTTCTTCTTCTTCGTCTTCTTCTTTTGTTTCTTTATCTTCTTCTTTAATAACTTCCACTTCAACTTCTTTAATAATTTCTTCCTCTTCTTCTTCCTCTTCTTCCTTAATGACTTGCATAAGTTGTATTATGCTTAACATAATACTTAATGCTGTGCTATAAATAATAAGGAAACACATAATAACGGAAGTGATGTTAATTGTTCCATAATCAGAGTTATAAGCATTTGAGGGTTCGTAGGCGCACGTTTGGACTTCCATATTCACTAGTATTATAATTAGTTTGTTAAGAGAGAGAGAAACAATCAATTTTTTTTAAATAATTATGCAAATATACTTACATCTATATATATTTATTCTTTAGCTTTAGGAAAAATATTATATATATATATACAATGAGTGATTTACGTTCACAATTTCTACGTTCACAATTTCAATTTCGTTCGCAATTATGGGGAAAATTAATACCATTTATAGAAGTTTTAAGAGAAAATAATATTGCCAATATAGAACCCATTCCTGATATGACAGATGAGGAAGTTGAAGCTAAGAGAGCTAAACTCGGAAGGCATTATCGGCGTCCGCCGCCGCAACCGGATGACGAAGTAAAGGTTTTAGTAACGCTTAATAATAAGCAGTCCAATGAGTTTGATAACGGTCATAATAAGTTATTTCTTTGGAATGACAGCAGTTTATTAGGGTATCATTACAAAGCGGACGGATCACACTCTAACTACAAACTTATATATAAAATAATAAACGATGAATTAAAATTAAACGGTTTAAAAATTATTCACATAGCACGATATCATTCGTCCCCAACTACTACAATATCGATTTTAATGAAAAAAACTGATATAGCAGGTAAACAAAAACAATCTAGAAAAAGAAGAAAATCCACAAAACAGAAGAATTATATTAAAAAGAAGAATTATATTACAAAGAAGAATTATACAAAAAAAAGGAGATAAATATAGTGTTTAATGTGTTTTCGCTTTAAAATATAATATTAACTTCTTCGCTGTTTTGATAGTTTTCTATTACATTTGAGTTTGACCCAACAAGCACAAACTTTTTCAAGCACTCACAACAATAATGAGAATTAAAATTATAATATTGTGCATTAACTATGATAATTGTAGCATTTAATGCATATTGCCTTGAATGTAAGTAGCGACTATAATAATAGTTATGAATAAATGTAAACACATCATAAGTATCATCATAACAATCAACATTTATACATAATTCGCGAAAACTAAATTGTCCAAGTTTGCTAGACAACATTTGCTTAGCAATAGCAAACACACTAATAGATTTATAGAACCCCTTACATGTTGTTTTAAGTTTTGCTAGAAATTGATAGTCTTTAAAAAGGTGACCATACACAATTTGTCCAACATCATCAGGCAATTCCTTAATGTTTAAATAATCACATGGTATGCAGATCATTCGTATATATATACTTGTGAATACTTGTGAATACTTGTGAATACTTGTGAATACTTGTGAATACTTGTGAATACTTGTGAATACTTGTGAATACTTGTGAATACTTGTGAATACTTGTGAATACTTGTGTATACTTGTGTATAATAGAAAAAACAAGTATATATATATAATCAATTTTTTTAGTATACTATTTTTGGTTGTTTAAATAGTCGACTGCTTTAAGGAGTATTTTTTCTTCATCATTAATTTTTTGAAATATGATATTTTCGTTTAAATATAGCGTAATAAAACTGTGATTATAGCCTTTTAAAATTAGCGCTATTCCTTTATCATGTATTTTAATGTCGCATAAAATCGATCCGTTGGTTATTTTAATGTGTTCTATTTTTTTTAAATTTACCCATCGTATATTTCGCCCATATTTTAGATCTTTTATGTTGTCAACATACATATAACCGTTTAATTTTTTATGAAAACTTTTCAAATCGTCACGCTTTAATCCAAGCTCTTGCAATATTTCGTTTTTCTTGCGTTTAATTTCTTGAATATTTGTATTAATAATATTTAAATTAGCATCATTTTCTAATGCTTGTTGAAGGAGTTCTATATCCATAGCTTATTAAATAAAACATATATTTTACGCTTTAATATGTTTTAATATATGTTATTTAGCTAGTTAGTTATAAAATAACTCATAAGCTTCGTCAAATTCTTCACTTGTTATATGTTTTTGCCTACTAAGAATATGATTTTTATCATAACAATAGCTGTCTTCACTTCCCGACTCAATGTCCATATCTAAAATAAATCTTACACAAAAATGGGCTGTCAAATGTTGAGTGTTAAGCACCACTTTTTTATTTAAATAATGCATATGCATTGTTAAAACTTCAATACAATATTGTGTTCCACATAAATCAAAATCACTAATTTTTTCATTGCAATAGGTCTCCATTTTATACTTTATTAATATAAATTATAAACTATAAACTATAAACTATAAACTATAAAAATTAGGTTTCAATTTTTTCCTTAGATTAGTTCTTGAAAATAAAGAAAAATTGACTTAAAAATTACTAAATTAATTAAAATAATAGCTAATATTAATATGCAAACAAAAGGACTAAAGCGTAATACTATTGATAAATATTATACTAAAGACAATGTAGTTGAGTTATGTTTAAATAATTTTAAACAATACATACAAATTAGCTCAAATGATTTGATTATAGAACCTAGTGCTGGCAATGGTTCTTTTATTAGTGGTATTAAATCAATAACAAATAATTTTAAATTCTATGACTTAGAACCAGATAATAATGAAATAATAATGCAGGATTATTTAGATTACGACTATGTAAGCACGAGAGAAACTTATAGTAAAATACATATAATAGGTAATCCGCCATTTGGCCGCCAATCTTCAATGGCGATTAAATTTATAAAAAAATCTTGTGAATTTTGTGATAGTATATCATTTATATTACCTAAAAGTTTCAAAAAAGATAGCTTAAAAAAAACCTTTCCATTAATTTTTCATCTTATATGTGAAATAGATTTGCCGGATAAAGCATTTATTGTTGATGGATTAGAACATAATGTTCCTTGTATATTTCAGATTTGGGAGAAAAAAACAACAAATAGAGTTGTAAATCAGAAATTAGAACCAATAAATTTTATGTTTGTTGAAAAAGCAAAAAATCCAGATATATCATTTCGCCGTGTTGGTGTTAATGCTGGAACAATTGATGAAAAAATAGATGAGAAAAGTGTTCAATCGCATTATTTTATAAAATTTACAAATGGAAAAACATTAACTACTAATATAAATAGTTTATCTAGTATTTGTTATGAATTTAACAATACAGTTGGACCTAAATCTATATCAAAACAAGAATTAATATTTAAATTTAATTCATTATTACTATAATAATCATACTAATTAAAATATGAGCTAATAATATTTTGTAAATTATTCAAATAAGTTAATGTATTATTTTCAAAACCGATTTTAAATAATTTATATGTTTTATTTTTTTTGCTTTTAAATTGGATTTCATTACATACAACACATAATAACTTACTATTAATGTTATTATGCTTATTGTTTTCTATATATTTATATCCCCTATTAAGTTGTTGCCCTCCACCCCATAAATCTAATTGGTTCATACCAATTAGAATTTTATTTGTTGATTTTTCAAGAATATACCAATCTGGTTTTTCACTTGTTAAATGAGTGTTGCATTTTTTTTCAAAACATATATCAAATCTCTCTGTGTCCAATGCTAATTTTGTAATAAATTGCTTTACAATATTATTAAACTTATTGCCTCTTATAACTCCTTTTGTTCCTGGTGGAATTAGTTGCACTAAATATTCAAATATTATTTTTTCTGTTATTTCTTCATCTGTGTATTTTATTAATATTTCAGCAAGTTTTTTTATTTCATTTTTAACAGAATTACATTCCTTATATTGAGACATTAATTTTGTGTCGGTTAGTTCAGCTAATGTTTCATAACATATTTCTTGTTTTATTCGCATGTTAATAGTTTCAATATTTTGCTCTGCCATTTTTTATAGTGTTTATAAATAGTAAATACTATTAAAAATTAGTTTTCAATTTTTTTTACTTATTCATAGAAACACACTTAAATAATGAATTACGTGTTTTATGTTTAGGGCATTTAGCATTACAACGCTTTGTAATATGATTATAATCTTTATTTTTGCTTATACAAAGTTGTTTTTTAGCAATTGAAGAACTATTAGCTAGTAAACTAGTGTGATGCTTTTTTCTTGTTATGCTGGCGCTAGCACTATTTTTCTTTGCTACATTCTTTGCTAAATCCTTTGCTAAATTCATTTTAACGCATCTAAAACTCTTATTTCTAATAAACCCGGTTTTGCAGTCAACAACGCATCTATTTGTAGAAGGATTTAATATTGGCTTAGCTGGAGGGCAAATTTTGGCTAAGTCGGCTTTAAATTCTTTTTTCTTTATTTTTTCAATAACATCAATTACTTGAGGAGAAGGTTGTGCGGCCTTCTTTAAATAACAATCATGTTTTTTAAGTAAGGCAACATATTTTTCTTTAAGTTGCGCTATATTAATATTTCTCTTGCTTACATCATATTTAACATAACCAAGCAATAATATACTAAACTCCTCAAAAAACTGGCGGGGAATAGCATCTTTTTTTAGTCCACTATTTTTATAATCTAAAACACTCACCATATTTAATAATGCTAAACACAAACAATAAATGTCAAAAGATTTTTGCAAATAGTTAATAAACTCGTCATGTGTTTTAAAATGCTCTTTTACCTTGGTGCATTTTAATTTATTAGAATTAAACGAATATTTGTTTGAACAACTATTTTCAGGCGCATAATAAGTGTGACTTATTCCTAATCTCTCAGTATTTTCTCTACATCTTTTAGCAAATCTTTTGAAGTTTGTCATTAGTCCAAAGTCAATATATTTTGCTCTACCGTTATTTACATTATATACCATATTGGCTAATTTAATATCTCTATGCATAATTTCATTGGACTGAAAAAAGAGTAGTCCGTCAAACAATTTTATTAATGAGGTCAAAAAGACTTTCTTTTCGTCTAAGCTTTGTAGCATAAATACTTTAGTTATATGGTCATATATGCTTAAGCCACCGTCTTCTAATAATAACATTCGTAAATCATGTTTACTATTCTTAAACGCGGTTTTAACTTTTAGTGTTTTACATTTACTAACGCTAGCATTGAAATTTTTGTCTAATAAAGGCTTGCATAATAATGGACCAGTAATAGCATATTTATCTAAACCTTGTATGTTATTTATTGCGCTATATTCTGCTTCTTCATTAATAGCATGCTGTTTAGTCATTATTTTGGATATTTTATTAACATAATCTTGCTTATCAAGATTACTAGTTTCATTACATAAAATTGGCGGTTTTAATACACAACCATATGTACCTTCACCTACAACTTTGGATGTCATTATATATAACTAACTATTAATATTTTTCATAATTTATTAATATTTTTCATAAGTATAAAAAAATAGTTATATATAATATTGTATATGGAACTAACATTCAAAAACAATGCTATATATTATTATCATTATAAAATAGGTCGCGGTGAATTAAGTTGGGTTTTAGTTCCTAGCGTTTTAGTGCTAATATATTATTTTAAATCTTATATTAAATATGTGAGTTTAATTTTCTTATTAATTGGAATAGTTGGATCTATTGACAGCTATAATAAGAGTAAAAGAGAACAATTGCTAGGTATTCTATTTGCTGGACTAATTATGCATGCTCCTGGTTTTTATCCACTATTAAACGTAAAAAAATACTTTGCATATAATAATATTATATATGTATTTGGCCTAATAGCATTAGCAATAGTATATTTTTTACCTTATTGGCCTTATACGTTATCAAGAAATGTTGTTGCACTAATAATTAGTTTGTTATATTTAACTTATACATTATATCATATAATGTATTAGCAAAAATTATATAAATAATATAATATATATTATATATATTATGTTTTTTGAATTTAAGCATTTAAAAGCCATGAATATGGGCTATTTTGAACATATGTTTATATCTTTAAATTATGTTGTTATATTATTAATATCTAGCGTAAAAGCGCTAATTCATGCTTTTATACCGGACTTATTTGAAACATCTACAAGTGAATGTATTGTTGAAATAAATAATGAGCTAACAAAACATAATAGAAAAAATTGAATAAGTTAATCCATTTTTTAAACTAAGTATTCAAAAATGATCAAAGACGATGCGTTGATTATGAAATTTAAAAAAGACGTTGAGCTAATTGTTATGAATGAACATAACATAACAAAATATTTGGATTTGTATAATTATTCTATAAAGACTTATGGATCTATGGATGAATATATAGTGGATAACTATAATTATGAATTATTTGGAAAAAACGAGAAATGGGCAGATCTTGAAGCTATTGGATACAAAGAAATCCAACACTTTCTACCAAACATAATACTTATTTCATATAACTATAATAATTATTACGAAGTGCTAAATTGGATAAGAAAAGAAGAATATTACAAATTAATGAGTTTTTATGCGCTGGCTATATCATATAAAATTATAGCAAATAATATACATGCTATTAAAATGACGTGGTTTAATAATGATAAAACATGTAATACATAATGTTGTTATGTCTAAAAAAAATTGATATGCATATATACACATTATTTTTATAGCCTAGAAAAATGTCAAGCACCAACATTGTCATGGTTTTTGATGCGACTAGCGTTGAGCGCGATGAATGCGTTGAGCGCGTTGAGAACCCGATCAGCGACCTTGTGACCATGCCTGTTATCCGTGTTTTTGATGTAACGACTGTATTCAAGGTTCCTCCGCCTCTTGTTCGCCAAAAAGGTCAGGTGTTTATTAAACGCGATGCATGCCCTGATTTATCAACGTTAATCAATTCAAATGTTATTACTACATATTAATAACATTTGAAGTATTATGATGTGTTGTGTTGTGTTGTGTTTTTTTTCCTTTTAAAATATTTTTATAATATTTTTATATTATTTTTATATTATATAAATATTATATTTTATAATGGATAAATCATCAATATTTAGACAGCATTCGGGAATAACTAGTCAAGTGCCTGCAACTTCTGATTATAAGCTTGTAAGAGCTCTTACAATGACAATAGACGGGAATATATATATTGACAAATTTATAGATGAAATATTTAAAGGATTTTCAATAACAAAGGATGAACCAATAAGAGAATTTGTTGCATTTGCATCTACTTTAACATTGGATGGAAATAGTGTAACTATTGCATCACAAGTATATGATAGAGGGTTTGATCAACAAAAATTTTCAACAGTAGAAAATTATAAAGAATATTTTGATACAAGAAAAATACAACCTAAGGTAGAGAGAATTACATGGTTAGGTGCTCCCGCTATTGTATTTAGTTATAAAAATAGAAATAAATTAGCAAAATTCTTACGCGGCTCTTTACTCATAAATTTAATGTTTTGGATTACAAGTTTTAGTAGTTTTGATTGTTTTAATAAATTTAACGCTCATAGAGAAGAAAAAAACCCTTTTTTGCGCGGTTCAAGGAGAGAAACAATACAAAATATTAATGAAGACATAAATCCGTCACGTGGACTAATAGATGTAAATCCGCAACGCGGACTAACAAAATATATTTTTGCTTTTGATATTGATGAAACATTAACTCCCCATTATGCATTAAAAGATCATGAGTTAAAAATGAACAAAGAATTTACAGAATTAAGACGTAGTGTTATTGCAGCTATGAAAAAAATAATTACTAGTGAAAACTATGTTTGGATTATAACAGCAAACAATTATACAAAAAGAGAATTTATAGATAAGTATTTTGATAATAATTATAAAACTTTCTTTGCTAACTCAGGTTTCTTTTTTTTTATGAATAATGCTAATATTCCAAACATATATGAAAAAGCTAAAGCATCTTTCCCAGACGACCCAAAATTGGAAAAAATTGTTTTAACTAAGATACATAGCGACGGATTAAAACCTTATGCGTTATATGGGCAAAGTTTAATTGAAAAAGATAACTATAATAGTCACCATAGTACTAAAATAAGCAACTTTAAAATATATTTGTTTGATGATCATAATATAGACAATCTTATTAAAAATTGCGAGAAGTTTAATATAAATTTTGTTCATGTTACTGATTTTAGTAATAACGGTAAACCTGTTGTTCCCAATTTGGTAAATAATTTAAATACTATTTTAAAAACCGACCTTGGAAAATATTATACAAGAGTAAAAACAATACATCAAAGATTACAACGCACATTACGACAAGTAAGTCAACTAGTAACTCGACGTTCACGAAGAAAAACAACAGAACAAGACGCTGCTGACTTGTATTGTGATAGATATGAAGAAATAAAAAAACACTGTAAAAATATTCAATGGCAAAAAAATAATACATATAAAAATTATTATTTAGACAAAGAGAAAGGTAAAACAGGTAATGAGTTTGATGTTGGAAAATTTTTAACAAATTTTGATGATTGCATTAAAAGAGTTCAAGATGAAGAAAGCTATTTACAAATATACAATACTGAAAATAGATCAAACTATGTTCAAAGATATAATGAAATGTTCTCTTATATTTATCCTTGGGATATAGAAGGTATAGAAATTGGCGCAATTGATAATAATGGGTTGAAAAATATAATTAAAATCATAGAAAATGAACGAACAAAAATTAAAAAACAATTAATAGATATTAGGGCTAATTTTAAAGAAAGTATTAAAAGAATAAATACCATTATAGATCTTATTATTACAAATCCGGACTATGCAACGCTAATTTATGATTATATTACTAATCCAGAAAAAAAGGATCTAAAAATAACATTTACTTTATTTTTATTAACAAAACTAATATTATTATCAAGATGCAATATAGCTCAAATATTTAAAGATAAATCTTTTGACTTTTCCGATGGTGAAAATGAAAATATTAAAGGTTTAGTTGATGCTATTATAACTATTATGGACGAACCATTAAAAATTTTTGAATATACTTATAATGAAGGCCAAGGTTTTAAAATGGAAACTATTGCATCGTTAGATCATGATAAAGATATTACATCGATTAAACGATCGAGTGATCTTGTTTTATTTGAATTTAAACAAGATATTGAAACAAATATTCTTAATACACATAAATCTTCAAAGCAATTAAGTGGAACAATAGCCACGCTTGAATATAAAGTTTCCAATTTAGTACCGCAACAATCAATTAGTGCGTCACAAATAAGCAATAATCTTCACAAACAAGATTTATTACCACAAAAATCAATTAGTGCGTCACAAATAAGCAATAATCATGACAAACCAAATTTATTACCACAAAAATCAAAAAAAACATATAAGACTTTAGAGACTTTAAAGAGTTATTTAAGTAATATGGTTACTCGTAAACGAGTGCGTCACATTGATCCCCGACTAGCAGGAAAAAAAAGAACAAGAAGAAATAAAAAGAAGAAATAAAAAGAAGAAATAAAAAGAAGAAATTAAAAAGTGTGATTTATATAGTATACTTTTAATTAATATATAATATAATATACTATATATTAATATGATTAAAAAACCATTTAGGATTAGAAATAATAATAATAGAACACAAAAACTTAATTATAAAAGTAAAGGTAAAAGTAAAAGCAAAGGTAAAGGTAAAAGTAAAGGTAAAAGTAAAAGCAAAACTGAAACAATTAGTAACTTATCGGGCTATGAGATTAAACAATTATTAGTTAGTTTATCGGATAATCCAGTTGAGCGTGAGAAATTAGTTTACAGCATTAGAGCTAACGCTATTGTGCGTGAAAAGTTATTTACACATTTAACTAAAAATATACATACCTTTAAACATTATACATTGGATAAGCTACAAACACCTATTTCACAATTACAAGAGTTAGCGGTGCCTGATGCATGGAAATTTCAATCTTATATAAATTTAAATCTTGAGCGTGGACTAAGCAAAGTCCCATTAGATCAGTTTAGTGCTCAAGGATCTACATCAAGATCACGAAAAGCAAAGTGACGTAGTTAAAAAAGCATAAAAAAATTGATTTCTTTTGAATTTAATGTATAATGTTTATAGAATTATAAGTTTAATATGGCAACATCTGCGCTTGTGTTAATGAGTTTGTTATCCAATCATAATGTTATGAGAAACATCTTTGATATGGATTATTTAAAGAAGCAAGAGAAAAACCGGCTCAATAAGAAGGAGCAACATGCAATTAGTGCATGTCAAGTAAGGCAATATAAAGCGTCGCTATTTAGCGGCAAGACACATAAGATGCATAATTCTTTAAATGGTGCATATTATTTTAATTATAATATTAAGAAGGAGTATAAGCGTTAAGCGTTAAGCGTTAATTAATATATATGAAAAAGAATATAGAGCTAAAAATATAATTTATAGTTAGTAGGTTTTTTTTCTTTTCGGCAGTATTAACTTTAAAAACAAATTGCTATATTATTTTTATAAATTGCTATATTATTTTTATAAATTTTTATAAATTTATATAATATATTATTTTTATAAATTTATATAATATATAATATATAATTATAAAAATAATGAGCGTAACTATTGACAGTGATGTTTATAATATAAAGCTACAAAATTTTGAAAAGCAAAATTTTATGAATAATGAAATAGCCAATAGACATGTTCCGTCTGGCGGAATAACCATGAATTTCTCATTTAGACCTGTAAATACTAAATATACATTTATGCCGACTGTTGCGCCAATAGCACCTTCAACAGAACCTATACAAAATTATGGAAATTACGATGCTAGCTCCAGTTTTTTCCCTGCAACTAGAAAATTGCATTTTTGCGGATTTGCTTCTAATGTAGATCGCGAATCAACTTTGAGAAACCAATTCTTTGCTCTACAAAAAGCTGATCAAAGAGCTTATGTTCCATCTAGCACTAGCGATTTATATGAAAACAAAATAAATTTTATTACAAATAATGAAAATTTAGATGGCCATTTATTATTTAGAGAGCAACAGTTTCAAGACTTTAATCCCAATAATTTCCCTACAATTGGAAACGAATTATTTTACAATGCGACACGAGTTCAATTAAAAAATATATAATAGGTTTATAGTAATATGCTTAATAATAACACCAAATTAAAGGAAAAAAATAAAGAAAAAAATAAGAAAAAATCAAAACATATGAATGTTGTAAGTATAGATTTGGTTGAACAAATTACTGAAAACGAGCATTTAGAAAAAGAAAAAGAGAGCTTAGAAAAAGAGAGCTTAGAAAAAGAAAAAGAGAGCTTAGAAAAAGAAAAAGAGAGCTTAGAAAAAGAAAAGCTAATATTAGAAAAAGAGAGATTAGCAAAGGAAAAATCCGACATGCAAATAAACAATATTGACTTACGCTATTTTGCAAATCAAAATCATAACCCGTCTTTAAAAACAAATAAATTAGATCAATTACTAAACAATAATTACTTATTAAAAGATATTTATGCTAATATAGAAGAAAACATAGCCACTTATAAAGATCAAATACTCAAATATAATAATAGCACTTTAGAAAAACTCATAGAAAATAATGATGACACTAAAATAATAAACGGAGAGAAATATAAGCTGTTTTATTTATTATATATATTAAATTTAATAAGCCATTTAAAGGATAAAAAAATAAAAAACTCTATTAAAGAAGAGCTTAAAGACTTCAATAATAACAACAATTATTGTGACGACGCTTCTTTAAGTTCTTTTAATATATATAATGCAACACTGGATAATATGTGCACCAAAAAACAAATAACAAATTTAGATTTGTTTGTTGTTAGAAAAAGCTCAAATGCTAAAAGAAAAATACTTCCACAAAAACGCAGTTAAAAATATTATTTTATATTACTATATTAAATATAAAATAATAAACACTATGTATAATACATTTAAGAAAGCAATTCGCAAATCAAAAAAAAATACGCGTAAATTTAACAAACTTAAATGCTCACCATATCAAAGTAAATATATAGACGGTGATTTAAAGCAATATACATGCTATAGTCGCAATAATTTGCAATTATTTAAAAACGTTTGGAATGCTAATAATAGTAATGACAAAATATTGACAAATAATAGTAAAGAAATATGGAGCTTTTTCAAACAAAGATTAAATAAACAATGTTATGACGAATTATGTTGGTTAAAAAAAACAACATTAAGCAAGGTCAACAATAGCGAGTTATTAGTAAAAGAAATATTTAAGCCGTTTTCTCCCGAAAGTTGGTCGTCTAAGCCCAATACTTGGCTTTCGAGTGTTGATATAACTAAAATAATGAAACAATATGAAAAATCTCATAAATTTTTCAAGTTTATAGGACCGTCTCCTATTGATTTCGATTCCAAAGAAATGTTTTCAACATGCGTATGGGAGCAATTATGTAATTTTAACTTGGAAACACATATTAAAAACAATATTAGCAAAATTGGAGTAATATTTAATACCGATCCTCATAATAAATCCGGAAAACACTGGATATCTTTATTTATTGATTTAACAAAAAAATTCATTTTCTATTTTGATAGTAATGGAACAAGAATGCCAAAACAAGTAAAAGTTTTAATAAAAAGAATAGTAGATCAAGCGCACAGTTTAAATATTCAATTGACTGTGGACGACAATGAGGGTTTTACACATCAATATAGTGACGGCCAATGCGGTATGTATTCATTATATTTTATAATAGAATTATTGCAAGAAAATAAAACATACAATTATTTTAAGACTACTCGCATAAAAGACAGCACAATGAAAAAATATAGAAAAAAATATTACAATGAAGCAAACATGAAAGT